ATATTATAAGATAGAAGTCGAAAAGTTTAGAACTTACGAAACTTTTAGTGGTAAAGAAGAGTTGTTAGGTAAAGAAGAGTTTGATAACTATATTAAATTACCTGCATGGATAATACAAGGTCAAGTTATAACAGACCCTAAACAAGCAGAGCAAATAATGGCTGAGCTCATGATGCAGTATGAAATGCAAAAAGAACAAGCTATGGGTATGCAACAACAACAAATGGACGAAGCTGGTATGCCAGCTGATATGGAAATGCCTCCTGTTGATATACCAAAACCTGAAATGGAACAAGTTGATTTTCAAGATTTAATATTAAAAAAGATTATTGAAGTAGTTAGAATTAAAGTATGTAGAATTAAACAATGTATAATTATGGGCGAAACATACTTATACTCTAGAATATTACCTATTGAACATTATCCTGTAGTTCCTATATGCAACTTACATACAAGAACACCTTATCCTACATCTGATGTAAGAATGGTTAAAGGGTTACAAGAGTATATAAATAAAACACGTTCTCTAATAATTGCTCACGCTACTACAAGTACTAATACTAAAATATTAGTTCCTGAAGGTAGTGTAGATATGAAAGACTTTGAAGAAAAATGGGCGCAACCTGGAGTAGCTATACCATACGACCCTACAGATGGAGCTCCAGTAACAGTTCAGCCTAGTCCGTTACCTAATGCACTTTATCAGAATGAAACTACAGCTAAAAACGATATTGACCATCAATTAGGTTTATATGAAATGATGATGGGTAATTCACAAGCTGCTCCTCAAACTTATAAAGCTACTATATCTTTAGATGAATTTGGTCAAAGAAAAATTAAATCTAAACTAACAGATATAGAACAAGCTTTAGTTAGGGTAGGTCAAGTTGCAATTCCTTTAATGCAACAATTATATAGTATAGAAAAAACATTTAGACTTGTTAATCCAAACAATTCTATGAGTGAGTACGTTGTTAATAAAAGATTATATGACGATAAAACAGGTGAAATTCAAGTATTTAATGATATTACAGTAGGAAGCTACGATATAATAGTAGTAAGTGGTAGTACACTACCTACTAACAGATACGCTGAACTTGAATTTTATATGGATGCATATTCTAAAGGGCTAATAGATAGGCAAGAAGTTCTTAAGAAAACTGAAGTATTTGATATAGAAGGTGTTATGCAACGTACTGATGAAATACAAAAATTACAATCTATGGTAGAACAACAGAAAGAGCAGATTCAATCTTTAGAAGGAGATTTACAATCTAGAGATAGAGAAGCAGTCAACTTACGTAAAAAAGTAGAAGTTGAGAAGTTTAAAGGTGGACTTGACGGAGTGTCAAATAAAGCTAAAGCTGCTGGGACCTTGTTTGAAAGAAGATTAGACGACAATTTAGCTACTGTTAAGCGTCAGATTTCTGATGCTAGCAAAAAAGAAGGCTCACCCTCTGGTAGCAAAGAGGCAGCTAAAAATAGGAAATGAAAATGGACGCATTAGAGACTAACCAAACATCAGATACCCCTGCACAGGGCTCTGAACAATTATCGGTAGAAGAGGCGTTTTTCACTAGTGAAGAGCAACCAAAGGCAACAAGCGAATTAGTCGGGATTCCTGAAACACAGGATACTCCTGCTGGAGATGGTGTTAATCTAGATATTGAAAAGACTCAGAATGAAAATGATGATAGAAGATTTCAATATTGGCAATCTGAAGCTGATAAAGCTAAGAATGAGATTGCAGATTTAAAAGCACAATTGACTCAACAACCACAACCACAGCAAGCACAACCTGCTCCTGCGGAACAAAAGGCTGTTGAAGAATTTCCTCCTGCTCCAGAAAAGCCAGAAACACCTATGGGATTTAACAGAGCGGAAGCTATGGAAGACCCCAACAGTGCTAGTGCTCAATACTTAAATAAGTTAGACAACTGGAGAGACGATACAATACAGTATAATTCATTAAAAAATGAATACCAAACTGCATTAGTACATGAACAACTTCAAAAGCAAGAGACAGTTAGGCAAGATGAAATTAAAAAACAGCAAGCCTATCAGCAACAACAAAGTCAGATGAATGAAGTTCACCAAAGAGTTCAAGGTGAGTTTGGTTTATCTAACCAAGAAGCTACTGAATTTGTTCAAACAATGTCGAGACCAGATAGTTTAACTATAGATAATCTTGTTCAACTGTATAGAATGCAGAAAGGTTCTGGGCAGACAGTACAAACACAACCGACTGGCCCTAGCGATACGTTTAATCAACAAGCTAGAGCGCAGCAAGTTCCATCACCGATGGGTGTTTTACCTGCACAACAAAACGAATCTACAGCCTCTGCAGAGAATAATATTATGGATTCGATGATTAGTGGTTATAAAAAAAATAACCCTTGGTAAATTAACAATATCCTACTCGAAGGTCTACGCGACAGCTGAGAGAGGAAACAAATGAGGTATTAAATGGCAAACGCAACGGTATACAGTTCTACTTTCGGTGAAGGTGGAAATGGCGTTAGTTTAGATAATACACGAAGAGTCTTTAATTTTGGAGATAGAGTTGCAGAACTTGCTCCACAACAAAGTCCATTCTTTGTTTATCTAAACAAAATCGCAAAAAAAGCCACAAATGACCCTGTTTTTAAATTTTTAGAACAGAGACATCAATGGCAAAGACGTAATTTTGAAATGCATACAACATTCACAGCAGGTGAAGAATATGCAGCAAACGAGGTATTAAATGCAGGGCAAGACTTTCATGTAACATGTAAGTATGATAGCTACGGTAAAATTGTAGCAGCAGCTCCTTGTACGTTTTTATTACCTGGACAAATACTAGCATTAAAAGCTGATGATGGAGAAGTATATAACTTTAAAATTAATGAATCAGCATTAGTAACAACTAGCGCTTCTACAGATGCAGCATCTGCTAACATAGCTCACGAAACTACTGATAATAAATCTAGTATCGCTGGAGAAATGTTACATGTTATTGGTAAGGTTGTGCCTAATGGTACAGTATTTACCGCTGGTAATAAAGGTCAAGTTGTTGGTTCAGCTTGGGCTGAAGGTTCTGACTCACCACTTGGTTGGGAAGATAAACTGTATGATAGAGAAGGTTATACTCAGATTTTTAAAACTGGTATGAACATTTTCTCTGGTACATCTCTTGCTACTGAGTATAGAGGTATTAAAAATGAGTTCCAAAGAATCTGGACAGATAAACTTATGGAACATAAGATGGATATAGAACAAGCTATGTTGTATGGTAGAGGTACTAATGAAGCAAGAGCTGGTGGTGATGATGGTAGCACAGGTCAGTCTGGCGCTCCTGTTAGAACTTCTTGGGGTATTTTACCTTATACAGAAGCTTATGGCAAAGTATACAATATGAGTTATGCTTCATCTGGATATGATGCTTTCTTAGATGCAATGGAAGATTTCTTTGCACCTGAAAGTGGAAACTCAGGTAATAAACTTGTGTTAGCTTCAAGAAAAGTAATCACTTACTTAAATAAATTAGGTAATGGTTCTTTTATGAACAACTCTGTAGGTTCATCTCAATATAAACTAGATGTTTCAACTATTCCTGGAGCATTTGGACATTCAGTAACAATGGTAAATACTATATTTGGTAATTTACATTTTGTTGCTGAACCTTTATTAAGAGGACCTTGGGAAGATTACTGTGTTGCAGTTGACCTAAAAAATGTAAATTATAGACCACTTGTGGGTAATGGTATTAGTCGAGATACCTATATAGAAACTAATGTTCAAGACAACGGTGTAGATGGTCGACAAGACCAAGTAATCACTGAAGCTGGCTTGGAAATTCAGTTACCTGAAACTCACGCAATTCTTAAGTTTTCTTAAGGAAGGAGTAAATTATGGCTTGGACAGAAACAACTGAAGGTGGTTATACGGTTCTTACATCATCTGCTCTTACTTTAGGTGATAATGAGAATACGGCTAATCAATATATAGCTGTTACACCTGCAATTCCAACAGCAGATTACCCTAATTGGGAAAATAGAAAAATGCCTTGTAAAGTACAAGTGACAGTTGCTGGTGGTGGTGCTGGAATTATTGATGTTAAATTACAGACATCATTAGGTAGCGCTACTACAGGTGATGCATTTTCTAACGGAGCTGCTGTTACCCCTTTATGGGCTGACGCTTCTCTTACAGATATGCCTGCAACTTGCTTAGTTAACGCAACAACTAGCAATAGTGGACAAGTTGATGCTACGGATGTTCATGCTCCGTATGCTAGGCTTGCATTATGGCTAACTGCTGATACTGATATTGTAAATGATACTGGTAGAGCTGTTGTCTCAATTGCATTCCCTAAAAAGGATGGTGTTGTAGGCAATGACTTAGGCGGAGATGGAACTACTGGAATAGGACCTGACCCATCATAGTGGTTAAGTAACTAATAAACTATAGGGGCCTTCGGGCCCCTATATTAACAAGGAGATTAAATGTTAAAAGAAAAACTAGAAAATTTACTAAAACAAAAAGAGCAACTAGAGTTTGCTACAATTAAAGTCATAGGCGCTATAGAGCTAATCCAAGCAATGATAGCTGACGAAGAGAAAGTTGAAGATGAGCAAAAAAAAGATAGTGACAAGTAATGATATAGGAAATCCTTATCATTCTAATGTAAAACCAAGTGTTAGAAGAAAACACAATGAGAAAACAAAAACAAAAAGAAAGTAAGAATGGAAAAGGAAGCGCTTACAGAGTTCCTGTAGGTGATAAACAATACAAGTATAACTACGATAGGATATTTAAAAAGAGAAAATGATAGCACCTATAGAAAAAATACAAGCCTTAACAACTGAAGATGTAGAAACTCTTTTCGGAGAAGATGTATTAAATTCATGCTTTGAAGAGTCATTTAAATTTGTTAATAACTTAATTACAGACGAATCTTGTTACGAGGCTTTAAGTACTTCTGATTTAGAATCTGATAGGTACAAAACTGCAGACAAAAATGTAACAGTAGGAACTACTTTAGGTTGGAATAACGATGATTATTTAAAAAATAGAAGGATACTATATGTAAATAGAAGACTAAGCGGTTCTACTTATATAGAGTCTTCTAAAATATCTTCAAATACAGCTGCTACTAGCACTACTATAAACGGAAGTATTTTTTATGAAGATGACCCTTATACACCTAAATACTATGCTAGTAATGATGGTAAACTAGAAATACTACCCGCATCAACAGACGCACATGTTTTTTATATGACATATCCTAAATTTGGAATGGCTAATAAGTTTAACGAAACTCATGGATTAGCTGGTTCTAATTTTTCTAGTATACAAAAAGAAGCTGAACATACTTTATTTTATGGACTTCCTATACAAGCTAGAGAGCTAGTTTATATACAAATGGCATTAAATTTAATCCAATATTATATGTCTGATTTTGTTCACGAAGAAGAAGATACTGAGTTAAGTAATTTATTAGCTGCTCAAGTAGGTTCTTTAGATAGAGAAAGAAAAGAACATTTACAGTTTGTTGTAAGTACTTTTGGTAACAGCCAATTAGGAGAAATGAAGTGACAAAATTACAAATAAAAGAGTTATTAAAACAGCATCATCCTCATTTGTCTTCTACGCTTTCTGATATGTATTTAGAATTATCTGCTGATAAGATAGCACAAGAAACTGATATAGTAACTAAAACTTTACTTATAGATTCAGTAGCAGGAAAAAGATGGTATGATGTAGATACTACTGTTACAGAAATAGATAAAGTTTATTTTAATGACGTAAAGATTCCTAAGCTTGTTGGCGACCCTTTAATAGATGATGATGAGTTTGCAGGTCCTGAAGACACAGCTGATACAGCTTTAGTTACTCCATCTCCTAATGCAAGTAACAAAAGAATGTGGTCATTTAGTAAATATGATTCTTCTTCTAGCAGTTCTAAAACATATAGAATAGGCATACTAGAAAGAGTAAACAATTCAATTACAAGAGATGGTAGAACAAGTAATTTTCAATCCTGCTCTATTACAGGCACTAAAAATATTAGACTTTATGTTAAATCTACTACTAACAAGTTTACTAGTTCAGATGATGCTACTACAGCTACTGTAGGACCTTTAAGAGATATACCCGAACAGTTTCATGAAGTTATATTAAATGGTGCAATAGCTAGAGGTTATAAAGACCCGACTAATTTTAAAGGAGATATGTATCAGTTTTTTAACACTGAATTTGATTTAGGAATAAAATCAATCAAAAAACATGCAAGAACAAAAACAGGGACTGGCTTTGTAAGGCCACAATCATTTTAATAGGAGAGTAAATGGATTTAAAGGACATGGTAGTTAATTATATATTTAATGATGAGATGAAAGAAAAAATCATTACTAAGTTAAACGATAACGTAGACATACCTATTATTTCAGAAAAAACAGAAGCAAAAATTATTACAGCAATATATGATTCTGTTGAAGAAGTAGTAAAAGAAGCTATAATGAAGTAATGATAGAGAAGCTATTTGTTTTACTTAATGATATAACTGATAAAGAGACTGGAGATATAGTTGAAAGAATTGGTATTGAAAGTACTAAAGAGTATAAAACAAAGCCTAAAAAATGCCCTTCTTGTGATAAAAAATCTATTGCAGGTTTGGAAATAATAGGAACTCATGATAGTTCTATACTTTGGCAATGCGTTAAGTGTGGTGATAGATTTTTAAAATTAGGTAGAGTAAAAACCTTAGAACTTTTGGAGGGCGCGACTTCCGCTTGGACTAATCCTAATGATTGGGGTGAAACAGATAAAGAACTAAACTAAGGAGATATATGTCAATAGACAAGGGTGTTTTAAAGCGCGTAATAGTCACACCAGACAAACATGCGCCTTTAGAAGATAAAGCAGCAATAAATGTAGTAAAAAAAGCAATAGAAATAATTAAGCCTGATGAGTATGTAGATTTAGGTGACTTAGGTGAATGGGGAAGTGTATCTCACTGGCAATGGAAAGCTAAGAAAAAACCGCCACTAGAGTACATTATACCAAGAGTTGAAAAAGATGTAAAAAGTGTTAACGAGCTTCTTGACAGTATAGATGAATCTTTAGATAAAGCTAACTGCACAAAAAAATACTTGTGCGGAGGTAATCATGATGAGTGGATGAATATGTTTGTAAATGAACATCCTTACTTACCACAATATAAATTTCATGAAGCAACTAATTTAAAGGATAGAGGATACAAGTATTATCCAGCTGATTTAGAACCTAAAAAATGGTTAAAGATTGGTAAACTACATTATTATCATGGTCATCACAAATCTGGTATGCACCATGCAAAAGCACATCTACAATTAGGTGCTAATGTAATTTACGGACACCATCATGGTTTACAGCAAGCTTCTGTAACTCACATAGACGGACCTAAGTCTGCTTGGAGTTTAGGATGCTTAAAAGATATGAGTCCTGAAAAAAATAGATGGCTTGGTGGTAGAGCTATAAATTGGGCACATGCTTTTGCAGTAGTTGATTATTTTAGAGGAGGTTTATTTACTGTACATGTTGTACAAATAATAAATGGCAAAACCTCATTATGGGGGGAGCTAATAGATGGGAACTAAACTAGATGGAAAACGAGTTAAAAGAGTTAGTAGGTCAGTACAGCTGGTTGTTTATAGCAGGAGCTGCAGTTCTTTTCTTTCGTTCGGCAATAGAAGGTGTAGTTGAAGGTTTAAAAGTATTCCTTGGTAATGACTTAAATACAGACGATGTCATTACCTTGGATGGAAGACCTGCTAGAGTTGTAAGAGTAGGTATATTTAAAACAATATTCTTTGTATACAACATAGGGTGTGTTAAAAATAAACCTTACGTTAAAGGTGGTAGTAAAATGGCAATACAAAACGATAAACTAAAAGACCATAGCATAGAAAAGCCATTACCTATGCTAGACTTAACCAAATGGGAAGCAGAATGCGAAAAGGAACAAAATGATTGATACAACAATTAACTTGGCTAATATAGTAACTATTGCGACAGTAGCGGGTACTTTATTCTTTACTACAGGTACTTATACTGAAAAAATAGATAGTGTAAAAACTGACCAAGAAAAATCTGTAAAAAGAATTGCTAAGAATGAAAAAGACATTACTGACTTAAAGATAACTACTGCTAAAATAGAAACTAAAATAGATGAACGATTTGATAGAATCGAAGATATACTAATGGAGAAATAATGTTTGGAAAATTATTTAATAAAGAAAAACCAAATTACGGATTGTTAGACGATATGATTAATAAGCCTATAATACCAGGGAAATATTCTTATCAAGGACCATCTAATGCTAGAGCTTTTAATGACCAAGCTTTCTATCCAGAAGGAAGCCCTATACCAAATTATAATGCTAGAGGGGTTTACGAAGTACCAACAGATGATGGTAATAGATATTACTTTGGTCAAGACCAAGCTTTTGATAGAAATACTGCTAAACAATTAACTCGAGCAGACGCATTAATTAGGTCACAAATGTATCCATCAGACTCTTTAACAACAGAAGAATTTAATAGGTTTAAAGGTCATAACCTTTTTCCGAAAAAATGATAATACCTAAAATACTAATTAATCAAGTTGCAACAAAATTAACTAAACATTTTA